CTGTTTATCCCCAAAAACGTCTGTAATGACCCAGCAAGGCCCTTGCGCTGGCCAACCTGAGCAGGATGTTAACTAATGGCAACCAAAGCTAGTCAGCCCTTACGAGGGGCGGTAAGGCCACGCTTAGAAAACAAACCGCTAAAGGGGCCGAGCCGAGGCGATGAGGTTGCACAGCTAGCAGAAGATATTGGCCTGCCGCTTTTACCCTGGCAACGCTACGTAATGCACGATATGTTGACGATAGATAAAAATAAAATGTTTGTCCGAAAAACTAACCTCTTGCTAACGAGCCGACAGCAAGGTAAAAGTCACCTGGCGCGTATGCGTATCCTGGCGGGCTTATTCCTGTTTAACGAGCGTAACCACGTAGTTATCTCCTCAGCTAGATCTATGGCACTAACTACCTTTAGAGAAGTGGCACAAGCTATAGAGGATGCACCTATTCTAAAGAAAGAGCTAAAGAGCATCCGCTACGCCAACGGTAATGAGGCCATAGTATTAAAGTCAGGTGCCAGGCTAGATGTACGTGCAGCTACACGTGACTCAGCTCGTGGTGCCACGGCAGATTTTTTATTTATAGATGAATTACGTGAGGTTGACCAAACCGCGTTTGCAGCTGCTATGCCAGTAACCCGTGCAAGGCCTAACGCGCAAACCCTACTGGCCAGTAACGCAGGCGATGCTTTTAGCGTAACGTTAAACGAGCTACGCGAGCGATGCCTGGCGCATCCGCCTGAGTCGCTAGGTTATTACGAGTACAGCGCCCCACAGTTTGCAGCGCTAGATGATCGTAAAGCTTGGGCTATGGCAAACCCAGCTTTAGGAATACTCGTAACTGAGGCATCAATCCAAGAGGCCCTGACCACACAAACCACAGAGCAATTTAGGACAGAAACGTTATGCCAATGGATAGATTCGCTACAATCACCGTGGCCCCACGGATCTGTTGAGGATGCCAGCGACATCAACCTAAAAATGGCACCTGGGCCTTTAACTGTTTTTGCTTTTGACGTTAGCCCAAGCCGCCGCGATGCAAGCCTTGTTATGGGCCAACTATTGCCTGACGGGCGCATAGGCGTAGCTGTATTAGATACCTACAGCTCACAGGTAGCCGTAGATGAATTAGCTATAGCTGCAAGTATAAAAAAATGGGCCGATATGTATTACCCACGTATGGTTTGTTATGACAAGTACACCACGGCATCTATAGCCCAGCGTTTGCAAAATGCAGGCGTACAAACGCGAGACGTATCAGGGCAGAGCTTTTATACAGCTTGTTCAGACTTTCACGATGCCCTAGTTAATGACCGTTTAAGGCACAGCGGGCAGGATCTATTGATACAACAAATGGCAAACTGTGCAGCTAAAATAACACCCGATGCCTGGCGTATTGTGCGCCGTAAATCAGCTGGCCCCGTAGATATACCTATAGGCCTAGCTATGGTAATTCACGTCTTAGCACAGCCCGTATCTGAGGCTAAAGTTTACGTTTAGACACGCCGAGAGTGTGTATAACTTTACACCTGTGGATAACCTATAATCCGCCCTATGGGTCTATTGCAAACTTTAGGTATTACTAAAAAAGATGTCACAGCCCAGTTAGCCCCTGCCGTTATGTCACAAGGTTACGGCGCTGGCGTTTATAGCTACGGCGGCCTTTATGCAACTGGCAACGGTGCCCCGTTTATGGATCGTTTTACAGCTTTGCAAGTGCCAGCTGTATCTCGTTGCCGTAATTTAATTGCAGGCGTTATATCAAGTATAGATTTAGAGCTATACAAAAAATCTACGGGCGTAAAAATTGAGTCACCTTTATGGCTAGACCAACCCGATATGCGCCAACCGCGCAGCGTAACTATTGCGTACACGGTAGATAGTTTGCTGTTTTATGGGGTTAGTTACTGGAGGGTGACCTCATTGTATGCTGATGACGGGCGCCCTAGTGGTTTTGAGTGGGTAGCTAATACTCGCGTAACTGTTACAACAGATAAAACAGGCGAGACCGTACAGTATTACAGCATTAACGGTGTGCAGGCGCCTATGTCGGGTATCGGATCTTTAGTTACTTTTCAATCTTTGCTACCTGGCGTATTAGAAACAGGCGGGCGCACAATACAAGCCGCAATAGATTTAGAGAAGGCGGCAAGTGTTGCAGCTGCTACACCTATGCCAACTGGCTTTATTAAAAACAGCGGTGCAGATTTACCTGAGGCACAGATTAGCGGTTTGCTAGCTGCGTGGAAGGCTGCACGTGCATCACGCAGCACAGCATATCTAACTAGCACTTTAGATTACCAACAGGTTGGTTTTAGTCCTAAAGATATGATGTACAACGAGGCTAGCCAATATCTAGCTACACAGATAGCGCGTTTAATGAACGTGCCCGCATATTATATTAGCGCGGATATGAATAATTCTCTTACGTACCAAAACATTATTGACGGGCGCAAGGAGTTTGTAGCATATTCTTTACAGCCGTTTATTAGCGCTATTGAAAACCGTTTATCTATGGATGATATTACGGCTCACGGTAACGTAGTGCGCTTTGCACTAGATGAAACTTTCTTACGTGCCGATACTGCAGCTCGTTTAGATGCAATAGAAAAGATGCTTAACCTAGGTTTAATAGATCTAGAGCAAGCGCAAAGTATGGAACAGCTCAGCCCTAGTGGCCTTAATGAAGGGAACCAAATCCGTGATATTAACGTTTAGCGGCAATATTGAGGCAGTAGATAGCGGTGAGCGCCGTACTATCTCAGGCAAAATTGCACCGTATGGCGAGATAGGTTACACAAGCGCGGGCAAAGTAGTTTTTGCTGAGGGTTCAATTAGCGCAGCTGAGCCAAGTAAAGTAAAACTTTTAATGGCACACGATAACTCAGCCGTGGTAGGACGTATGCAAAGTATGACCTCAGCTAAAGACGGCCTTTATGCAAGCTTTAAGGTAAGTGCATCCTCACGTGGATCAGATGCGATTTTGCTAGCCCAGGAACAACTTATGGACGGCTTATCCGTTGGTGTGGAAGTTACCGCATCAAAGCCTGAAAAAGACTACCTCCTGGTCACCGCTGCCACCTTACGCGAGGTGTCACTCGTAGAGAGCGCTGCTTTTGCTAGCGCTGCGGTGCAAAAAATTGCCGCAGCTGCAAGCGATATGCTAGTAACCCCAGTAGAGGCTGCAAGTACTAAAGTTACAACAACGCACATAGTAACAACCGAAACCGAAACCGAAACCGAAACCCAACCCGAAAGCGAGGCCGCTGTGACTACAGCCCCCGATCAAAACGCACCTGAGGCAGTAGATGCCACAGAGCAGGCTGCACCTACAGTAGAGGCAGCTCGTAAAATCATCCTACCAAGCGCACTTAATTCACAACGCGTACGTACACCAATCGTAAGTATGTCAACATACACAGAGCATAAAATCAAAGCTGCACTAGGTAGCGATGAGTCAAAGCTATATGTAACAGCTGCAGATGATAGCTTTGCTACTAACCCTGCATTTAACCCAACTCAATATCTAAGCGAGTTTGTTACTAACACACGTTTTCCAAGAAGTGCCATAGATGCTTGTAGCCGTGGAGTTTTGCCACCAACAGGCACCACTATCAACGTGCCTTCACTCGTTGACTCAAACGGCGGCCTAAACGGCGTTGCACCTACTGTAACTGTTGAGGCAGAAGCAGGCGCAGTATCTAACACAGGTATGGTTACAGAATATCTAACTGGTACTGTAAATAAGTACTCAGGTATGAATACACTCAGCGTAGAATTATTGGAACGCACAAACGATCCTAATTTTTACAACGAGCTTACAAACCAACTACAGGTTGCATATATGAACGCAACAGATCAAGCTGTAATTACTGCAATCAACGCAACAGGCTTTACTAGCACAGGCGTAGCAGCTACAGCGGCAGGCCTTATCTCTTACACAGCTGAAAGCACAGCTAACGTTTACAAAAACAGCGGCTATTTTGCGCAAAACTTTGTAGGCAGCACAGGCATTTACAACCTACTATTAGGTGCAGTAGATACAACTGGCCGCCCAATTTTCAACGCTTACCAGCCAAACCCTTCCGCATTAGCTAACGCTGGCGGTATGGTTAGCAATAATTCCGTACGCGGTAATATGCTTGGGTTGGATTTGTACGTGGACCGCTTTATGACCGCTGGCGTAGCAGATAACTCAGCATTTATTTTGGCGCCTGAGGCATTTACTGTTTATGAAAGCCCACAGGCTTATATGTCAGTTAATGTTGTATCTAATCTTCAGGTACAAATTGCAATTTATGGATTTATGGCAACTATTGCAAAGATTCCGCACGGTATCTGCCGCCTAAATATCTCATAAATAACACCCACTAATAGTTTGGTAGGCCTCTTAGCCCTTTGAGGCTTACCAAACCTAAGTAAGATAGGAGTACACAAGTGCCAGCTACATATGTAACCGCCGCAACATTAAAAGCATCGTTGGGCGTTGGCACTTTGTATGATGCTTACACCTGGATAGAGGACACCTGCCAAGCTGCACAAGATCTAATAAACGGCTTTTTATGGTTTGACAGCGCGCCCGTAGTCGGTACCGCGTTGGTGTCTAATGTCGCTACCGTTATGGTTGCCAACCCTGGCATTTTTACCACGGGCCAATCGGTAACGGTTGCTGGGGCTGGTTCAACCTTTAACGGTACTTACACAATTACGGGCACAATTCCATTTAGCACAGGCACAGCTAACATCTTGCCTGCATTTAATATGCAGCTTAACTATTGGCAATTCCCACAGGGCTATAGCTTTATCCAATATGCAAAAGTAGCAGCAGACCAAAACTTTAGGCGCGTACTGCCTTATGGCAGTATGACAGGTGACGATACAAAAACCGCTACTTACGCCAATACCCCAGCTATTAACGCTGCAGCTTTAATGCTGGCAGAAAATATATGGACATCTAGATTTAGTACACAAAACGGCGGCACTAGCCTAGACGGCTACAGCCCTAGCCCCTTTAAGATGTCTAACACGCTTATGGCATCCGTGCGCGGCCTATTGGCCCCGTATCTTTCACCTGCGGGTATGGTCGGCTAATGCCTGCAGCTATAACTACCTTACGCAGCACAATAGCTGCAGCCCTGGCTAACCCAGGTGTATGGACGGTATTTAACTACCCGCCCAGCACTATGCAATCTAGCGCTGTGGTGGTTGCCCCTGCGGATCCATATATCACGCCAAGTAATAACTCTCAGGCAACTATATCGCCTATGGCTAATTTTAAGATTATTATGACGGTACCAATGTTTGACAACGCCTCTAACCTAATTGGCATAGAGGACACAATAGTAGCTGTGTTTACTAAACTAGCTAATAGCGCAATCGTATTTAATGTTACTAGCGTGAGCGCGCCAAGTGTACTAAGCGTTGCCGCAGGTGACTATCTAACGGCAGATTTACAAATAAGCATACTAACGAGCTGGAGCTAACTAATGGCACTTACAGATGAAGAGAAAGCGTTTTTAATCAAAATTGGCCAAGAGTTGCCAGTAGAGGTTAAAGAGACAAAGACAAAAGACACACCTACCGAGACAACAGGAGAATAGCCCAATGGCGATTTATCTATCCAATACCGTACAGGTTACCCTTAATTCGGTAGCCCTAACAGATCACGTAACAAGCGCAACTATTAACCGTGCCTTTGACGAGCTAGAGGTAACAGCTATGGGCGATACAGCGCATAAGTTTGTTAAAGGCCTAGAGGCCAGCACTATCACTTTAGACTTTTTAAGCGATACAGCTGCAGCAAACGTAAACGCAACTTTGCAAGCTGCCTGGGGTACCACAGTACCGCTAACACTTAAGCAAACAAGCGCCGCAGTATCAGCAACTAACCCGCTATACAGCACCACTATCTTAGTAAATAACACTACTGACATTAACGGCGCTGTTGCAGATATTGCTACTCAGAGCATTACCTTTACCTGTAACTCACCAATCGTAATTACAACTAGCTGAGAATAAACAAAAGGGGCTAACACAATGGCAAAACTTAAAATAACAAGGGCAGACGGCAGCGTATCGGATCATCAGATTACGCCACGTATTGAGTATGCCTTTGAGTTATATGCAAAAAAAGGCTTTCACAAAGCCTTTAGAGATGATGAGAAGCAAAGCGATGTGTACTGGTTAGCCTGGGAGTGTTTACGCACAAGCGGGCAAACCGTACCTATGTTTGGGGCAGAGTTTTTAGACACCTTAGCTAAGGTTGAGGTATTGGACGATGACCCTTCGCAATAGTGGGGCGCGGTAGTTTTGGTTACCTGGTTGCACAGCTAGCCGTAGAGACGGGTATCGCGCCCCAGTATTTACTAGACCTGGATGCAGAGATGTTTAAGAATATGTTAAAAGTTTTAAGCGATAAAGCTAAGGAGCAGCAAAATGCCAGTAGAGGTAAGAGGCGCCCTTGAGTTACGCAAGGCTATAAAAAAGTTTAGCCCTGAGTTAGCGAAAGAGACTCGTAAAGAGTTAGCCAACCTTTTAGCCCCTATCGTTAAAACTGCTAGAGGTTTTGTGCCAAGTAGCTCACCTTTATCGGGTTGGGGCAAAGCGCCTACAACTACAGGTAGATTTCCAATATGGGATAGCGGCAAAGCTAAAGGCGGCATAGGTTATAAAACCTCACCTTCAAGGCCTAATAATCAAGGTTTTAGAGCTGTAGCTCGTATCGTAAACAACAGCGCCGCAGGTGCAATCTATGAGACAGCGGGGCGCGTTAATCCTCAGGGCAGAGATCAGGCAGGCTTAAAACCTGTTGTGTATCCTGGCCACAAAGATTTTGGCAAAATGGTGCGCTCAGGTAATAAAAATGAAGGCCGCAGCGCAAACCCGTATGCAGGTAAACAATTTATAGATGCTATAAACGCGGACGGTCAGATAGTAGATGCCAATAACCAAACTGGCGCAGGCAAACGATCTCGTAAAATGCGAGGCCGTGCAATCTTTAGAGCTTGGGCCAATGACGGCGGCAAGACTAACGCCGCTGTATTGAAGGCTATAGAAAACTCAAAAATTAAGTTTTATAATGCTATGGGGGTTAAGTAATGGCTGTTGATCCTTCAGTAGTAATAAATATAGCTGCCGAGTACACAGGCAAAAAGGCATTTAGTAAGGCAGAGACAGCTACTAAGACACTTACTAAAAGCGTAAAAGGTTTAGCTGGGGCGTTTGGTATTGCTTTTGGCGCAAGAGGTGCGATGCAGGCCGTTAAGGCTTTTGCAGCCGATGACAAAGCCGCTAAGGTACTAAGCAAAACTCTTAATAATTTAGGGCTAGCCTTTGCTGACCCTGCGGTAACAAAGTTTATAAGTGACTTAGAGCGCCAAACGGGCGTACTCGATGACAAGTTACGCCCTGCCTATCAGATGTTACTGACCAGTACGGGCGATTATATCAAGTCACAGGATTTACTACGCACAGCCCTTGACCTTAGCGCTATGAGTGGCGTTGACGTTGTGAGCGTGACAGCAGATTTATCAAAGGCCTACCAGGGCAATACTCGCGGCTTAATGAAATACCAGCTAGGCCTCAATAAAACTGAGCTAGCAGCTATGAGCTTTGAGGAGATTTTAGTTAGGGTAGCTGAGGTAAGTAGTGGCCAAGCGCAACTAGCTGCAGACTCTTACTCAGGATCGTTAGACAAGCTAACCGTAGCAGGAGCTAACGCTAGTGAGATATTAGGCAAAGATTTAGTTACTGCCCTTACTAGTTTAGGCGGCTCGGAAGGTTTGCCAAAAACTTTAAGCCTTATAGAGTCAGTAGCAGGAGCCTTAGGTAAAGCCATTATTAGCTTTAGCCGTTTTATAGCTGTTTTAGATGTTATTACTGGCGCTGGCTTATTCAAGATGTATGGAGAGCTTGAAAAGTTATTCAAGGAGTTTGATGCACTCGATGCAGCCCAACGCAAAGCGACAAGTGGCGCGGGTACTTTTAGCTCATACAATTCTAAAAAAGCAGCCGATGCCTTAGCCCTTGCTAACGCTAAGAAAATAACAACTCTTACTAAAGAGCAGCAAAAAGCCCAGGCTAAAATCCTTGCAGATAAAAAGTCACAGGCAATTCTAGATAAAGCATCTCTGGCGCTGGCTAAAGGCACAGATGTTTTTGATATGGACAAAATCCAACTTAACGCCGCCCTAATTGGTCAGGCTGAGGCGTTAGGCAAGGCAACTACTAGCGCACAGATTTTAGGCATAGCCAACGATGTACAGCGCCTAAAGGTTAAGCAAAGTATTGCTGAC